TAATAACATAAGTTAAGTATGTTAACAATATCTGTTACAAATCAATCACATGGCAGCTAGGAAAAGAAAGATAACTTTATCTGATGCTTGGCGAGAGAAGATTCAAGCCAGTCAGATCATGAATCGCCTCTTGAAGCACGTTGAGGGCGAGATTGAACTATCAGGTACGCAGGTCAAAGCAGCGGATATTCTGCTGAAAAAGGTCGTTCCTGATTTGGCTAGGACTGAAAACGTGGGTAATGAGGGCGGGCCGCAGGAAATGGTGATCCGATGGGCCGATCCGAAATAATCCTTCCTTATGCGCCGAGGAAAGAATTCTTACCGTTCCATCAGCGGACGAAGCGGTGGGGCTGTCTCGTAGCGCACCGGCGAGCAGGCAAGACGGTCGCAGCTATCAATGACGTAATCAGGGCAGCGGCAACTTGTCGATCGACGTTCCCGTTGTTTGGTTATGTAGCGCCGTACCGCTCCCAGGCTAAGTCAGTCGTTTGGGATTACCTCAAGAACTTTGCTCAGCCGATCATTTCAGACAGCAACGAGGCCGACTTGACGGTCACGGTAATGAACGGGGCGAAGATCAGGCTGTTTGGTGCTGACAATGCCGACGCTATGCGGGGCTTGGGCTTTGACGGTATCTATATGGACGAGTACGGCGACTTCAAGCCTAGCGTATGGGGTAACGTTATCCGTCCGGCGCTGTCTGATAAGCAAGGTTGGGCGGTCTTTGGTGGTACGCCTAAAGGTAAAAATCAGTTTTGGTCGGTGTATGAAAATGCTGCTCGTTCCCCTCACGAGTGGTTTCTGCTGCGTCTTCCCGCTTCTTCGTCGGGCTTGTTGCCACCATCCGAGCTTTCGGCAGCAAGGGCGCAATTATCCGAGGATCAGTACTTGCAGGAGTACGAATGCTCATTTGAAGCTGCAATCCTCGGAGCTTTTTACGGTCAAGAATTAAGGGAAGCCGAGCAAGAAGGCAGAGTAACAAGCGTTTCAGTTGATCCTAACCTGCCCGTTCATACGGCATGGGACTTAGGCTATCGGGACGACACGGCGATATGGTGGTATCAGGTCGTTCGGGGAGAGATACATGTTATCGACTTCTACGCGGTATCGGGCGCAAACATCGAGGAGCTTGCACAAGTTATCGAGGGCAGAGGTTATCGCTATGGTAAACATTGGTTACCGCATGACGCAAAGGCTAAAACCCTTGCCAGCGGTGGAAAGAGCGTCATCGAGCAACTCGCGCAATATCTTGGCATTGCGTCATTGGCTATCGTCCCTGATCTGTCGGTGCAAGACGGCATCCAAGCTGTAAGGCACATGCTCCCGCGGGTGTGGTTCGACAACAAGTGTTACGAGGGCATTGAGGCGCTGAAGCAGTATCAGCGCGAGTACGACGAGGACAAAAAGGCTTTCAGACAGACCCCGAGGCACGATTGGACTAGCCACCCCGCAGACGCTTTTCGTATGATGGCGATTGCGTGGAGGCAAGAACCGGCAGTCAAAGCGCCGGATAGAGACAAGCCTTTGATGGTAGGCCCGATGAACACAGTTACCCTCAACGATATGTGGGCGACTGCTAAACCTAAAGGAGCACGAATATGAGTGGCGTAGCTAATCCGTATCGTTATGCGTATGAAACTGTAGCAGCTAGTCAAACCGCGCAAGTATTGGGTGGGACGGGTGCAGTCGGTGATTACGTTCACCGTTTGATCGTAGTGGCTGCGAACGCAACTGCATCTAACGTCACGCTGATCGACGGCTCGACAAGCATCGTCATTACTGGCGCAACGACTCCCGTTGGAACGTATAGCCTAGAACTCAACATGGCAGCAGCTACCGGCCCGTGGAAGATCACGACTGGCAGCGGCGTGTCGGTCATTGCTGTTGGAATCTTCACAGCATGAACAAAGCCGGGTTGTACGCCAACATTCTAGCAAAGCAAGAACGGATCAAAGCCGGTTCGGGCGAGCGTATGCGTAAGCCTGGCGATCCCGGTGCGCCGACTGCTAAAGACTTCCGCGAATCTGCTAAGACTGCAAAGCCGGAGAAAAAATGACTGCTGCATGGACGCGTAGCGAGGGCAAGAATCCCGAGGGCGGTCTGAATGCCAAGGGGCGAGCCTCGTACAAAGCTGAGACGGGCGGCACATTGAAGCCACCGGTCAAGGCAGGTGACAATCCGCGCAGAGCGTCATTCTTGGCACGCATGGGCAATATGCCCGGGCCGATGGAAAAGAACGGTAGTCCAACTCGATTGGCGTTAGCGTTGAAGGCGTGGGGAGCATCCAGTAAAGAGGATGCCCGCGCCAAGGCTCGCGCTATCTCGGAGCGAAACAAATGAGCGAAGAACAGAGCACAGGCTTGCAAAAGCTGATGCACAACGTTGCAGCCTACGATAACGACTTCAAGAAGTGGGAAGCCCGCGCTCAGAAGATCATCAAGCGTTATCGGGACGACAACCGCAGTCAGAACACGAACGAGACTGCCAAGTTCAACATCCTATGGAGCAACGTTCAGACGCTGATCCCTGCTGTCTATGCGCGTCTGCCCAAAGCTGATGTGTCAAGGCGTTTCGGTGATAACGACCAAGTTGGACGGGTTGCCTCGTTGCTGATCGAACGGGCGCTGGACTTTGAGATCGAGCATTATCCCGACTTTCGCAGCACGATGAAGCATTGCGTCGAGGATCGCTTTCTTGGCGGGCGTGGCACGTCTTGGGTGCGCTATGAACCGCACGTTCAAGCAATTGATATGCCGGAAGATGGACTAGAAGTCACCGAGGACATAGACGAGCCGGAAGCTGGAAATCAAGCGCTGGCCGGTGACGAACCGATGGAGCAGATTGAGTACGAATGCGCTCCCGTTGACTATGTGCATTGGAAAGACTTCGGCCATGCAGTCGCTCGCACATGGGAGGAAGTAACGGCAGTTTGGCGTTGGGTGTATATGACCCGCGAGGCGCTGATTGAGCGTTTTGGCGAGGAAGTCGGCAACAAGATTCCTTTCGATGCAGGCCCGGACACCCTCAAGCAGTATGGCCAAAGCACGAAAGAACACACCCGCGCAAAGATTTGTGAATACTGGGACAAAGAGACCGGCAAGGTCTACTGGTTCAGCAAGTCGATGCCAAACATCATTGACGAGCGCGACGACCCGCTAGAGCTAGAAGGATTTTTCCCCTGCCCGCGTCCGCTTTACGCCACCATGACAAGCGACACCCTTGTGCCGGTGGCCGACTTTGTGCTGTATCAGGATCAGGCTAACGAGCTTGATATCCTGTCCGATAGGATAGATGGACTCGTCAAGGCTTTGCGCGTTAGGGGCGTTTATGACGCGTCACAGCCCGCATTGCAGCGACTGATGACCGAGGGCGAGAACAACGCTCTACTGCCTGTTGATACCTGGCTGGCGTTTGGCGAAAAAGGTGGCTTGAAGGGCGCTATCGACTTTCTGCCCATCGACATGATCGCTCAGACGCTGATTCAATGCTATCAGGCGCGGACTGAGATCAAGAACCAAATCTATGAAATCACAGGTCTTTCGGACATTATCCGTGGATCGTCGTTTGCTTCCGAAACGGCTACAGCACAGCAGATTAAAGGGCAATATGCCTCGATTCGACTGCGATCAATGCAGGAAGATGTGGCGCTGTTCGCTACGGGGCTTCTCAGGCTCAAGGCGCAGGTTATTTGCACCAAGTTCCAGCCCGAGACGATTCTGCAATATGCGGCAGCGGATCAGTTGCAGCCCGAAGATCAACAGTTGATCCCCCAAGCTCTTGCGTTGCTGAAAGACAAGCCTTTGCGGAACTTCCGCATTGAAGTGGCCGCTGACTCCCTCGTTCAGCTTGACGAACAGAAGATGAAGCAAGAGCGCGGCGAGTTTCTGCAAGCGTTTGGCTCGTTCTTGCGCGAAGCATTGCCGTTAGGTGAGAAAGTACCCGAAATGATCCCGATGATTGGCGAACTGCTCAAGTTTGGCGTCGGTGCGTTTAAGGGTGCAAGGCAGATCGAGGGCGCTATTGATCAGTCGATCAACAAGCTAGTCAACAAGCCTCCGGTCGAACCGCAGCCAAATCCTGAAATGCTGAAGATGCAAGCAGAACAGCAAATGGCGCAAGGCAAGATGCAGGCAGACGGACAGCTTGAACAGGCCAAAATGCAGGCTCAGATGCAGATTGAGCAAGCAAAGTTGCAAGCGCAAATGCAAATGGATCAAGCAAAGTTGCAGCTTGAACAGGCTAAGACGCAGCGCGAAGTCGAAGTCGAGCAGATGCGGGCGCAGATGGACGCGCAGAAATTGGAGTTTGACCGTCAGAAAGCCGAGATGGAAGAACAGTACAACCGCTGGAAAACTGAGCTTGATGCAGCAACAAAAGTTACCGTTGCGCGGATAGGTGCTAACCCCGGCGTTGATATCCCGCTAGTTGAGGCTGCAAATGCTTCGGCTGAGCGCATGACTGCCGAGCTAGGTAACGGCGTGCAGATGGCATTGCAAAACGTCGAGAAATTGCAGCAGGACATGGCGATGCTGCACGATCAGACTGCGGGCAAGATTGACAACTTGCTGAATGTCATGGCTGCACCGAAACGTATCATCCGCGGGCCTGATGGTAAAGCGGTGGGAGTTGAAATCGCAACATGAACGGGGGTTGGGACACCGGTACATGGGACGAAGCAACGTGGGATTACGTTCCCACGCTGATCGATCTTGATACCCATGATGGCGACAAGCTGAAAGATCGCTTTGCAAGAGAAAAAGCGGTAAGGGAAGAACGTCGTCGAGAAGTTCTCGCCCTGTATGAAAGAATTGTTGAGGGCAAGGAAGATATCCCCGAAGTTGTCGAGCCGCTTAACTACATAACCAAACAACAGATTTTGACAAGCAATCTTAATTTTGATAAATTGATCGCTGATCTTAAGAATGCTGAACAAATATGGCATCAGCACGTTGAAAACGATGACGAGGAAATTCTTCTACTCTTATGAGAAAACGTTGGGTTTACGTTGACGGTGAGGCGATAGAAGTTGGCGAGTACCAACCGACTGCTGTGCATCATGTGATGCCGGACATTCAGCCTTATCAGTCAATGATTGACGGCTCAATG